ATATTTCTTCTCTAAACCACACGGCCAAATCCAGTTTATTATATTTTCGCCCTTTTATTTCAACTCCCCAAAACCAGGGTTCGCTATCATCAAATAACGCTGTCAATGTAATGGTTTTTGAATCTTCATTACCTACTGGTATTTTTACTTGCACTTCTGTATTTAAAATATTCATTTTCATTTCTCCTGATTAACTACATGTTTAATATAACACACTTTTCAAAGAAAACCTAATCTTTTTTAATAAAAATATTAACTTTTCCTTAACCCCTTATTTTATAGGGACTTATGAAAGAATCTTTTTTAAAGAAAAATCCCCTATTTTAAAACGCCCTTTTTCGCCTAAAATCGCCGTTTTTGATTTATTGAATTTAATTGAATAATCAGCGAATACGGCCAAATATCCCCACATTTCCACAGACAGGGGGCAATACGGGGGTTTTATTAGCCCCATATGAAATGGCAGGGGCCCAGAGAAACCCCCGTAAATCCCCTTAAAATGAAGAGAAATATTCAACTTTTTCCTAGGTTTTTGATGTGAAATATATTAAGGCTTTTTGAGTGTAAATTGCTTTGGTTTGGGGGGAGTTTTCACTTTGAATAGTTTTGCTGTTTCAATTAGTTCAATGACTGTTGGATTTATACCCCAGAACATTTTACTTCCAAATCCTTGAGTCACTTTCTGAATAATATCTAGCTGCACCATTCTACCTGTTCGCCGGGTAATAGTAGTTCCTGATACTGATACATCGTTCACAATATCAAGGTTGGCGCATTTTCCTTTTTCTTTATTGTTACAGTATATAGATTTTAAGATTTCAATAGTTATCTGAGGGCATGTATCTAAAGCAATTTCTTTTACGATTGTAATTGTACGTTCTTTCACTGTCTCAGGTTCATCAAAGTAAATTGAAATACCCATTGCTATCTTCATAAACTGCTTAACTAAGCGAGTCCCAAATTCTGAGAATGGCATTACTTGAGTCTCGCCAAATTGATCTTCGACCACTTGAGCCCTTGCTCTAGCTGCAAACTTAGCCAACTTAATTAAAATCAATTTATGTTCTGGAGAAACAATAGGCAGCTTCTCTGGCATTGGCTTTTCTAAAAACCTAAAGCACAAGTCTTTTAATTCATCACCCATTTTTGTTTCTTCCCCTACATTAGCCATGGCTCTATACATACGTTCGTCTTCGTCAAGCTCGGTGTGGTCTTTATCTAACCTGTACTTTAAAAACCTTTCACCTAAAGAAGCATTGATAGAAGTAGCAGCATCAATCACAGGAGTTGTAGCAGCGATGATTCCGAAGTTAGATTCAATTGTTTTCTTGAACTTTGCATATTGCTTTTCTACTCTACCGTCATAAGCATCTCGCAGGATAGAAAATATTTCGTCTCTAACTAATCTGTTGCCATCTATAATAGTTGTGAAGTCAGTTATAACAAGTGTCTTACCATCAGCTTCCGTCAGGAGAGAAGGGTCTTCTCCACTTTTAAATTGAAAGCCACTTATCATTCCCGCCGGAGTTAACTTATTTACAGTTGTTATACGTGGGCTTTTTGTAAGTTTACTGACAAGTTCAGTTTTCATTCCTGCGGGAGGAGCAACAAAGAACATCCATATCGGATTAGTATTTGAAAGTCTATTTGCAAAAATGGTTCCAAACATCACAGCGAGAGGGTCATTATTTTTCATCTTCAACCATTTATTAAATCGGCCTTCTACTTCTTCTCGTGTTGGTATTGGAATGTCTTTTCTAGGTTCCTGTTCTTTGCCCTTCTCCCTTAACCTCTGCTTCTTTGTCTGCTTGTTCATTAAAGTTTCTAATGTATTGACAACATTTCGTAAAGCGATCCTTGGATACTCTGGCTTCCCTCCGTTGTCTAATATAAAATCTCTAATATCATATTTGTCTTTTAAAATATCAGGCCAAGCTATGAACCTAAGCTCCGATGTAACTGAACGATACAATAGATTAAATACACGTTCTTCACCTTCAAAACCTGCATTGTCTTTATCGTAACACACGAACAATTTTCTTTTATTCATTAAAGGTATGAACGCTTCTTTAAATCCATAGGGGTTGCCACCTTGTAGGGCGATTACTACAGAGTCTTCACCACAAGATTTAAAAGCCCACTTCAAAGCCATCCCATCCCAAGCCCCCTCGCATAACCATATTGTACGCCCAGGTTTTTTCTTGATGTCTTGAGTGTTCCACAACTGAGTAGGCAGGTTCTTAACATTGAAGCACTTACTACCGCCCAACTTGTAATACTGTAACCCTCTCACTTGCCCCTCGTAGTTTCTGAAAGGAACTAGGAAGGTGCCGTTTTGGGGATTGTATGCAACCTCCCCCAAGAATGCTTGAGGAGGCAATTGTTTTTCCTCTGCAAGTAAAGCTACATCTTTTAGTTTTGTTTCCTTTAAACAAAGCTCAAAATACTCATGGACAAAGGTATAGACGTTTCCACTCTTGCCACTCCCTCCGTAAGCTATCCACTGCCCAGTGTCAGTGTTGACATACATCTTATCCTGATGTCCATCAAAAGGATTGTATGTTACTGCTTCGTTGTTTGATGTTCTCTCTTCGGAGAAATCAAACCCCAACGCTTCCCAAGTCTTTAACCAATCTGTATGCTTCTCCGTTGCCATCCTAATCCTAATCCTTTTTAATTAACTGTTTGTTGTGTCTGTAAAGTCTTCTCTACAATGTTCTGAATAAAAGACTCGTCTGCTTTTTGTCTCTTATCCGTTATAGAAGCTATCACTAGCAGCAATTCTTCTTTTGCAAAAACTGTCTTACCGTCGTTGTCTGTGTCAATAACAATGCCACATTCTTTGCGTATCATGTTAGCTACATCTCCTGCTTTAATTATCATTAGTTCCCTCTCTCGTGTATTTGTCAGTGTTAAAAAATTGTCTGCTTTCCATAATCCAGTTGACTGCGTGCTGTAAGTTTTCTAGGTCGATGTATTCGACTGAAATCTTTTTAGTGTTGAACCCTTTACCGTAGGCATAAAACAAAGTTACACAAAATTCGCCCCCGAACTCAGACATAACAACTACACGCCAGCCCTCTTTGTAAGCATCAAATCTTACTGACTCTGGGCTAGAGATAAACTTAACGTCCTTCTCAGCAGCTTCGCCCACAAAGCAAGCTTTGACTCTTGGCACCCATATATTAGGATGTATGTGCTCTCCTAATAACTTGTCCATGTTCTTTGTAGTGGAAGTCTTCTTCTTTTCTTTTTTAGGTTTAGGAGTTATAACATCCCCTCCGTTTACTAGTTTTGCCTTTGCAGCAGAGATTTTTTTTAGAGCTAGTCTAGTTTTCTCTTCTATTTCTTCAAGGGTATCTTGTTCTTCTGGAGTTGGATCTGGGACTTCAACCTTTTTCAAAGTGAATTTTGGTTCCATTCTAGGAAGTCCTGGTATTACAGGTTTTAGTTTAAATGTCTTTAGGCTCATATCCTTCCCTCAGTAGCCTCAACCTTTGGGTTGGTTGAGTTCTCCAAATGTTTTGAACGTGTTGAGGCGGTAGTATTCCTTCCGCTTTCGTGTATGCTTTGTGGAGTTCCAACAGAACTATTTGCCTGTCCTCCTTGCCCTGAAATAAATGTCTTGACACGCATTACCTCCCTTAAAAATGATTCAAAATTTTCTTTTTTCTTGGGTGAAGATGCCATATACATCTTCTTTACTTTTCTGTAATTTGAAATTCGAAGCTCAGTACATAGCTTCTTTAACCATTTTGCTTTTTGTGTATTCATTTAGCTTTTCCTTTACCTTTTTCCTTCTTGATAGGATGCCACAAACGAGTAACATCATCCAACATCCATTTGTCGTACAGGTGTTTGCGTCCTACCCCAAATCCAGCAGTAACTTCAGTTAGAACCATTCTTGCGTTAACTCTAATAATCTTGATTTTTGTCTTGCCATTTGAATGTTTAAACTCATCCCCAATATTAAACTCCATTATATTTCTCCTAAAAAAATTAAATCTTTTGAATTAAAGAAGGTAGCAAACTCTTTTCCTTCAGGGGTCTCTACATAGGTATGCTTAGAGTGTCTATGTATGTATGGGTGCCGTATGATACCCAATGACCCATCAGGTAACATGACCGCTTCTTCTCTTAACATTTGTTTCATACTACTCCTCGTTCTTTTATTCTTTTTAAGCATTGCTTACATGTTACTATCCCTAGGTCAGCAGTCATCCTTAAGTGGGCGGAGCCATTCATGCACTGTGCGTTCTTACCTGACTTAGTGTAGTAATGCAAAGTTTTATAATAGTCTTGAGTCATACGCTCACCCTCACTTGGTTCTTGTTTAGTTTACTAGGCCACCAGAACTTACAAATCCCATCCAGCATACTTCGGTCTAGTAACCTTTTCTTTCCCTTCATGTACCCTGTATGCACAAAGACTTTCCACTGCTTTTTCCGTGGGTGGTAATGTAATAGTTCTATTTTAATTTTGCCATTAGTGTGCTTGAATACATCACCCTTCTCAAGTATCATAATTCAATCTCCTCTTTGTCTGCCCATGATGTTGTTGTCATTGCCATACCAACGTCAAAAGGCCTTGGCATATTAAAATAAGTGTGAAGGTTCCCTTGCATGGCTTCAATTACATTCCGCATCAGTTTAGTTGAGTGATACCGCAAGGGAGCCTCGACACAAAGCTCATCATGTATAGTTAATAACAATCTACATCCAGGCCAAAACTTCAACATCTTATCTACGTTTACTATAGCTCGCTTCATTACTCCAGAAGCAGAACCTTGAATCATATAGTTCAAAGATTTAAAAGCCCATTCTTGATGTATGTAATAGCGTCTTCCAAAGGGGTCTTCAATATAACCATAGTCATAGACGACTTGCATTAAAGCTTTTTTATACAAGTCTAATCCTGCGTACTTTTCAAAGAACATTGCTATAAAAGCATTTCCTTCTGCTTGATTCAATCCCAAGCCCATACCTGCTAACTGAGCCCCACCTGCACCATACAATGTTGCGAATGTTAACGTCTTAATTTTCTTTCTATACACTGCTCTCATAGTTGCAAAGTCATCTTTGTGTCCAAAGAACTGCACGTTAAAGTCATCGTGCATGTCTCCCCCACTTGCAAGATACTTACACATGATGGGGTCTTCTGAAACAAAGCCTGCAATCCAAACTTCCACTTGTGAGTAATCAGGAAAGTAAAGAACGTGTCCTTCTCTGGGTACGAACAAAGCCCGTGCCCTTTTATCAACTCCCCCTGCTGTGGTGGATACATTACTAATGTTTTGTAAGTTGGGGTTCGTGCAAGATAAGCGTCCTGTGACAGCACCACATTGCCTATAGTTTGGATGTAAGATGCCGTTACCATCTGCAAGCTCCTGTAGTGGTTTAACAAATTTAGTTAGCTCTCCCTTGGCAGAATTAATATTCATAATAGCTTTTGCTAGGGGGTATTTTCTTGACCATACTTCTAACGCTTTATTATTAGCCGTTCTTTTCTTTTGTCTCTGCCCGTCTTTATCTTTAGATGTTGCGTACACAATATCGGCTTTAAGTTCGTTGTAAAAAACTTCCATCATCTGTTTAGGGGAGCGAGTGTTTAAAGTTTTATAGCCTAGAACAGATTTAATACTTTCTTCTTTCAGAATAATGCCTTCATAATATGCTTCTAGTTCTTTGGCTTTCTTAAAGTCAATTTGAATGCCTCGGTCTTCACTTCTGATAAGTGCCTTCATACATTCCATTTCCATTAGTAACAGGTCTTCGACTTCAGGGTTGTTTTTCAATTCACAGATACACCAGTTCAGCAACTGCATTGTCCTGTCTGTATCTAAACATGCGTACTTCTTTACAAGCTCAGGTTCTGCCATCCAGTAGTCTGTCTCTACTACTGGGCCGAGTTTCCAGCCTTTCTTTTTCCCCACTCTTCTTTTAGTACGGACATCCTGTTTGAGGTCGGCTTCATCATCTGTGCTAACTTTAAAGAGAGTTTTAGCCAAAGGTTTAAGACCGTATGAAGGAAACCCGTTATTGCAGAGGTGAGTAAATACAATGGTATCAATAAAATCCCCCTTAACATCAATGCCGATAGAGCCCAACATGTGAATATCGAAAGGCGCATTGTGGAATACTTTGCATAGGGATGTATCTTCTGTGATTTTTCTGATTTCTTCAAGGGCATTCTCCTTCCATTTGGGTTCTCGTGTAAAGGGATCTACTTCAGCTCGCCAGAATAGATTAGTGCCATCTTCTTTTGTCATAGAAACAATGAAAGGCCTATCGAAGTGTTGCCACATCAAGCCCGTTGTCTCAGTGTCTACTGCTATGAATCCTGCTGTCATTATTTTTTGACCTTATTAGTTTCAATTAACATAATTTTTCTATCCAGATACCATCTTGCTTTTTTCAAATCTTCTAGTTCTCTGCCTTTGTATTTAGCCCGTGCTACATACTTGACAACATTGGCTTCGTGTAAGCCTAAGTTCCAATCTTCCATTGCGTCAATGACTTCTATTGAGCCTGATGTATAGTGCGATGGATTGTTAATAGGATCAGCTTCTGTATTACATGAGGACATAATGCAATTTTCTATTTGATGCTCTTTGCATTTTTTACTCATAATTTTTCCTAGTTAAAAAAGGGACAGTGCCATTACAACACTGCCCCCTTATGGATGGATGGATTAGGCTTGGCCTACAACATCGTCTAATGCAATTCCTTTATGGAAAGGGAAAGTCAATGTTGAGTCTTCGTAGTTGATTTCTTTTACTTCTCCAGTAATAATTTGATCCCCGGCTTTGTATTTTAGTTTAGAGCCAACTTCAATGACAGGAGCTTCTGGTTCAGCAGGTGCAGGTGCAGGTGTTGCTTCTGAGGCAGGCGCTTCAGTACCTTCTTTAGCAAAGCCCAAGAACTCGACCAATTTAGTGTTGATATACATCTTGCCTTTAGACTGTTTCTCAAAGATGGTCATGGTAACAATAGGTTCCATGGCAGCAATCTTTTTAACTAGAACGTCTATTTCTTCTTCAGTTTCACAAGTTGAAGCATCGAAGCCAAGCATTTCCATATTCTGAACGAAGATTTTCAAACCTACAGGATGGTCAAGGTTATCAAAACTCCTGTGAGTTTTACCGGCTAGTTCACCCTCAACAACTTCCCAATCGAAATTGGTTTGGTTACGCTGCCCCTTAGACTTATTAACAAAAGCCTGAGTCAACTTCATGTTATAAGTATCGAGCGGTAAATTCTCATAGTTACCCCCGTTAGCAATATCTTTTTTGGCTTCTGCCATTCTCTCTTTCATTGTAGACATGTTAATGTCCTCCTTTTTAGTTATGGTTTTTTAGTGTTAGTTTTTGTTTTGTTTTGTTTTTTTGCAATAGACTTGCCACAGAAGTTGCCTCTTGTGGCAGCTTATCGACTTTGTTATTGAAGGCATTCTCAAAGTTATGATACGCTTCAAACTCGTTGTTGCCCATGTCAATGTCTACTATCTCTGTGCCGTCAGTATACATGAACCTTTTCTTGATTCTATTCTTCGCTTCTCTGTCAACAGAAGAACGAATTCTTAATTTATGTAACCCTTTTTTATCAAGGTAATAATGTGCTGTTAAGTCAACCCATTTGGCCACCGTTTCAGCTCCACGCTTTGCCGTACTTGGTACTGTATATGGAGCAGCATTAGGGTCATCAAAGTTAGTTTGGATTTTATCATGTGCTAACATCACTAACCCTTTGTTGCTATGTAAGTCAGTCAGTACATCTCTAAAACGATTGCCTGATTGATTGTAACCATCACCAAAGCCAATGTCTTTTAACATTGTAACCCCTGCATCTTTACATACTTGCTTGCAACACATATCGAACATTAAGTCAATGGTATCAATGATAACATTCTTATACTTGTCTGACTCTCTAATCATTCTGGTGTATTCTAACACCTCTGCCCAATTCTGAGGATACACTGCAAAAATAGTTTCAGTCTTAGCTCCAGGCTCAAACATCATGTGTATAGCATCAGGAAACTGTGCTGTGAAAGATGTTTTACCTATGCCCTGCTTTCCATAAAAGAAATAAGAGAATGCCGTCATCTCTGAAACGGGAACGCTTTTTTCTGTTGGTAGCTCCAACTTCATTGGTGTGTATGCTTTAGCCATTTTTAGTTTTTCCTTGTTAGTTATGATAATTCGCTGAATAATTTGTCTTTGATTTGTAATCCTGCAATGTCTTTCTCGTTCGATGTACAGTAATCTAAATAGGGACATGTGCCAAACATCGCTTGACACTTTGAAGTGTTTCGTACATCCAATGCTTCATCTTGTTCTGACCATTGTTTGAATTTTAATACTTGATTAGAAAAGGACTCTGCGAACAAAGCTATTTGCGTTGGGTCAAACTCATGCCAAAACCTTACAAAGTAATACTGAGGTCGTTTGTCAATATCTTCCATACATCTTGTAATGTATTGGTCAGTTGACTCTGAAACCTTTTTTCTTAACCCAGGTTTTCTGAATACGTTATAGCAAACCCCTTGCATTAAATGGTCATGCTCTAAGAAATATGTCAAGACGTAAACTAATACTTGGTACATGTATGGTAAGCTTTTTTGTAATGCTTCAGTATCCATTCGAGCTTTTGTTTTATGCTCTAATAAATAAGTTCCCATTCTTTTGTTAGCAACATCAGTCATTTCTACAATGCCGTCACGCTTACCTCTTATCGGCACGTTATGAATAGAAGTTTTAAACTCTTGCTCGATAGCAATAAGTCTCATGTTATCGAAATCTTTTTTCCAAAACTCAAAATAACGTGGCATCAACTGTTCCATAAATTTAAAGGACTCAGTAATATTAGCTTGTCCTATTGCGTTCGCTTCTTTAAAAGCTTCGTCCCATTTGAAGTCTTCGTATACAATGAATGATATTTCTGTAATACAGACGTAAACGTCTTCGGGAGATTTTATAACACCGCTTCTAATATCATTAAGAATTCTGTCTTGAAAGTCATGGAACACTGATCCAAAGACTAGGGCTTTTGACGAACTGCTGTTGCCTGCTGACTGCAATCCTCTGAGGTAGTAACGTGCTTTCTTCTCACAATCCATCCATGTATTCAATGCTGACTGTGTGATACCCATTATAGTTGGGTCATAATCTATTAACTCCCCCAATCTTTTGAGGGCTTCTTGGGCTTTTTTTATGTCCATGTTACTTTTTAATCTCCCTAATCGTTATCCCATACATCTTATCTTCATACTGCTGAACTTCATAGTTATAAAAACTTAAACCTAACCTGTTTACATCCATGAACATTATCACATGGTCAATAGTTTGATACAAAAATTTATCCCCTAGCTTGAACTTTAACTTTTTTACTACAACCTTCAAGTCCCTTGTGATTTCATAAAATTCATCGCACACATCGCAGTCGATGTAGATGGGAACTTCGCTTTCGGGATC